CAACTGCTGCAGCAGGATTTACATATACATCCGGTGAAAGAGTTGGCCCAGCATACTTACAAAATTACATTCAAAAAAATGTTACTGCAATTCTCTTAAAATATGTTTTCAGCTTAAATAATAGCACTACAAGATCATCGGCATTGACACTAATAGAATCATTTATATCAACAATATCAAATTATATTGATACAAATTATACACAAATTATTTGTGACACAACCAATAACACAGATAACAGTTCTACTTTAAATGCTAGCGTAACAGTAAAACCAATATTATCAACAACATCTTATACAGTAACAGTTTCAGTTTCTGGATCATAAAATAAATGAGTAATTCAATTACAGCATTTAAAACTGCCTTTGGTGGTGGAACAAGAGCCAACAGATTTGAAGTTGTAGGTGCCTTTCCAACTACCGTTGGTGGTTCTGCTACGGGGATAAGTGTTCCAACAAATGAAACTAAATTTAAAATATTTGCTGCAAGTTTACCAAAAGCCGAGTTAGGAACGATTCAAGTCCCATATCGCGGCAGACTGTTAAATTTTGCTGGTGATCGGGCTTATGGTTTTTGGACTGTATCCATATACGATGATAATAATACACAAAATTTATGGAAAGCTTTTAATAAGTGGAAAGAACTTTTAGACGGCCACGTAACTCACACTGTTGCTGGTAGCGATTTTGATTATGGCGACTTACAAGTTGACTGGACTGTAAATCAACTTGGATTAAATGGTAGTCCTTCGGCTAGCATACCGCCTATTAGAACTATTAAGCTAATTAATTGTTGGCCAAGTCAAATAAGTGCGTTGGACTTAGATATGGCAAAAGCAGATCAATGTGTTTTTAGCGTTGTTTTAACTTTTGATTGGTTTGAAATTGTAAAGGGTATTTAACCATGACAATACATATCAATGATTTTAAAACAGCATTCGGTGGTGGAACAAGACAAAATAGATTTGTTGTAACTGGTAATTTTCCCTATGGAGAGGTACAGGGAGGCGGTCCTTCTTCTGTGAGTAAATTTCATATAAGAGCTACGCAAATGCCAGCTTTGTCAACATTAACAATGGAATATAATTATTTTGGCCGTAAAGGGTATTATCCTGGAGAAAAACAATATCCAGCGTGGAGCGTTGCTGTCATAGACGATACTCCAGAACTTTATGATATGTGGAAAAAGTTTAGCTCTTGGCACAATCAAATAAACCAACACAGCAACAATATTTCGGATTCATTTAAAAATTATAAAGCTGATTCGTGGACAGTTCAACAATTAAATTTGAATGGCGAAATAGACCCTTCATTAAAAACATTTGAAATGTTCGGTGTATGGCCCAGAGCCATAATGGACGTAAATTTAAATATGGCTACCCCAAACACATTAAATCAATTTACTGTTGTTTTGGTTTTTGACTACATTAAACTTTATTCCGGCGCTTATAACGCTGGAAGCAGGTTAACAGCAGAACCATAATAAAGTCGTTCTAAATACATATATGGAAATTGAACTATTTGGATTTGAGTTTGGAAAGAAAAAAACAGCAGATCAAAACCAAGAAGAGGTTTTACAAAAGTTTTCAGTACCAGAAACTTTCGATGGTACTGTAACTGTTGAGGCTGGTGGATTTTTTAGTAGCGCAATTGATTATACTGGAACTTTAAAAGACGAGTCTAGTTCTGTAATACAATACAGAAATATGGCCGTATACCCAGAAATTGATAATGCAATTGAAGAAATTGTTAATTCTGCGATTGTCAAAGGAAGCGAAAAACGTCCAGTTAAAATGGATTTGAGAGAAGTTCCAATCTCTGACGCGATCAAAACTAAAATTTATAAAGAATTTGATAAAATTGTAAGCCTATTAGATTTCCAAGATCGTGGTTATGAAATTTTTAGAAGATGGTATATTGATTCAAGACTTTTTTATAATATTGTCATAGACAAAGACAACCCTCAAGAAGGCATCAAAGAAATATTACCAATTGATCCGATGAAAATTAAAAAAGTTCGTAAAGTAAAAAAAGAACCACAAAAAGGTTTTCATCAACCGGTTTCTTTGATCAAAGAAATTGAAGAATATTATCTTTATACTGATTCCGATAAAGATTCTTATCTTTTGACTGGCCCTGGTGGTTTACACCTTTCTTTGGACAGCGTTGTTTACGTTCCATCTGGTGTAATTGACATGAACACCAAGCGCGTCTTGGGATATCTGCACAAAGCCATAAGACCATTAAACATGCTAAGACAACTAGAAGATGCTCTTCTAGTTTACCGCGTAGCTCGCGCACCAGAACGCAGAGTATTTTATGTTGACGTAGGACAATTGCCAAAACAAAAAGCTGAACAGTATATGCGTGATATGATGAGTCGATTTAGAAATCGAATCATATACAATCAAAACAGTGGTGAAATTCGTGATGAAAGAAATCATCTTTCTGTTTTGGAAGATTATTGGCTTCCAAGAAGAGAAGGTTCACAAGGAACACAAATTACTACATTGCCGGGTGGCAATGCTATGTCACAAATTGAGGACGTTGATTACTTTAAAAAGAAACTTTATAATTCTTTAAACGTTCCACTAAGCCGTTTAGTAGCAGATCAAACCGGATTTAATATGGGAAGATCTGTGGAAATCACCAGAGAAGAAGTAAAATTTTACAAATTTATTGAAAGACTCAGAACACATTTCTCTAAATTATTTTATGACTTTTTGCGTGTACAATTGCTTCTACGTGGAGTAATAACCGAAGAAGATTGGACTGTTCTTAAAGAACATATCAAGTTTGTCTACAATACCGATAATTATTTCTGGGATTTAAAAGAATCAGAAATTTTAGCTGAAAGAATTAAGATGCTATCTATTGTAGAACCTTATGTTGGTAAGTATTTCTCTTCAGAGTTTATTAGAAGAAAGATTCTAAAGCAAACTGATGAAGATATTCAAGAAATAGATCAACAAATGAAGGTTGATATTGAAAAAATGAGACAAGAGCAAATGCAACAAATGATGGCACAACAGATGCAAGCTCAAACTGAAGGACAACAACAATGAATGAACTTTCATCCTTAATATTAAAACAAGGCATTAAAGATCTTTTATTAGAGGAAGATTCGGCTTTTAAAAAGAGTCTTACCGATTGTTTATCTTTAAAATTAAATTATGCTCTTTCAGAAGTAAACGAGCAGTTACACAATAATTTTTTTAATAAAACAGAAATTACTGAATCAAATGAAGATTTAAATTATTTTATAGAATTTGTTGAAAAATACGATTCAAAATTTAATAACCGTTTAAAATTAAAGAATGAAACTTATATAAATATTAATGAATCTGATTTTGAAGCTTTAACAGGGCTTTTTGATTCATTGTCACCAAAAAATAGAAAATTTATGTTGGAAGAAATATTACAAACTCCGCATAAATTAAAAAAACACTTAGAGTTTTATAGAAACGCACAAACAATCTGCAAGTGAGAAAAAATGGAAAATAAAGTAAACAACCTAGTAAAAAATGTATTAGAGGAAAACATTGTTCAATTTAAAGAAAATGCTTCTAAAGAATTATACAAAAAGCTAGGAGATCGTTTAAAAAACGAATATGCAAACGTTGCAAAAAATGTTTTTAAAAAAACAAATTAACCAAAGGAAGCCATGAAACTCATTACAGAATTAACTGAAGATATTAAATACGTCAAAGAAAATGTCGGAAATGGCGATAAACACTATTTTATCGAAGGTGTATTTATGCAATCTGACGTTAAAAACCGTAATGGTAGAATTTATCCTAAAAACACTCTTTTAAAAGAGTGCAAAAGATACATAAATGAATATGTTGCAAAAGGTCGTGCAATGGGTGAACTTAACCACCCAACAGGGCCTACTGTAAATCTTGATAGAGTTTCACACATTGTAAAAGAGCTTTATGAAGATGGTAGAAATGTCTACGGTAAGGCTAAAGTTCTTGATACTCCAATGGGAAAAATTGTAAAAAATCTTATTGATGAGGGTGCCCAACTTGGTGTATCTACAAGAGGTATGGGTTCGCTAAAATCAAAAAATGGCTATCAAGAAGTTCAAGAAGATTTTATGTTAGCCGCAATTGACATCGTAGCTGATCCTTCTGCACCAAATGCTTTCGTCAACGGAATCATGGAAGGGCGTGAATGGATTTTTGAAAATGGTATTTGGTCTGAACGTCAATTAGATTCTGCAAGAAAAATTATTAAAAAATCTGGTTCAAAAAACCTAGAAAAAAACATTGTAAAAGTTTTTGAACAATATTTTAGGAACATCTAATGCCATTATTTGATCCCTACACTAATAAAATTTTATTAGAAGCTACTACTAAACCACGTAGAGTAAAAAGAAGATATGGTTTAGCTGGCACAACAGCAACAACCTTAAGTTCTCCGGGACCTTCTAGAATTGCTGCTGGTGGTGGTGGCTCTGGTGTGGGTATCACAGGTGGTTCTACAAAAGCATCCATGTCAACTCCTTGGGCAGGAACACCAGCTGCTCCTGGAACAGCAATGCCTTCTGGATCTGACATAGTATCACAGGGATATTGGGGAAATGTTGCAGCTAATGCTGATTCTGTTTTAAATCACTATCTTGGTTGGGTGCCAGACCCCTTAGTTAAAGCTGGTGCAAAACAATTAGTCAAAACTGAATTAGCTGCAAGATATTTGGGCGGAATGGCCCCAACAACTGGATTGGTGGCTTCTTTAGGTGCTGCTGGTCCAGCTGCTTCCGCAGCTATAAGAGGAACCACAGCAATTGCAAGTATGTTGGGATTAAGCCCAACTGTAGCTGGTATGGCTGGTGTCCCCACTGGAAGATTTGGTAGACTTGGTATAGAAGTTTCAGCTAAGTTACCACAATTGGCCATGATGGGAATAGACCCATTAGATTGGGCTACAAAAGCATTTGGTGCACAATCTGCACTATCCCATATGTCAAATATTGGTTCTCAGACAGCTGCCGCTGCTGTTGGAGCAGGTGGCTATCTTGAGAGAGGCAAAAGAAAAGGAATATATTAAAAAATATAAATAATTAAAGTTTGAAGGATAAAATAATGAATAATCTAAACCCACAATTTATGCAAGGACAATTCCCAGTAAATGGTGATGCTCGTACCCCAGATGGAAAAGGTACTTACATCCCAAGACCTGTTGTTAAGGCTAATAATTTAGCCAAGGCACAAGTACCAACCCCAGCAGCAGCTGCCGCCGGTGCTTTTCCTTCCTCAATGAATAACGTCGATTACGGAACCTCAGAAAGAGAAAACGTTGTCGGTTATGAAGCTGAAGAAGAAGATGATGAAGAAAATGAAAACGAAGCACCCGATGTAACTGAAGTAGAAGAAAGCAATTCTGAACAATTTAGAAATGCTTTAACTTCATTGCTAGGTGAAAATGTTTCTGATGAAACTATTTCACAACTTCACGCAATTTTTGAAGCAGCAGTAACCGAAAAAACAAATAACAAAGTAAACAAAATTGTCAGCCAATTAGATGAAAACGTTGCTTCTTATCTTGAGAATGTAACAACAACTCTAGTTGAAAAAGTTGATGATTACCTTGATTACGTTGTCGAAGAATGGATGCAAGACAACAATATTGCCGTTGAACAAGGAATCAAAACTCAAATCGCTGAAAACTTTATCACTGGTTTGAAGAATCTTTTTGAAAATCACTACATCGATGTTCCAAATGAAAAGTATAACGCTTTAGATGAGCTTTATGCACAAAATAGAAATTTGGAAAATTCTTTAAACGCCACAATTAACGAAAATCTCAACATCAAGAAACAACTTATGTTGAACGAGTGTGCAACCATCTTTGTTGCTGAAACCAGAGATTTGGCTGACACTCAAGTTGCAAAACTTCAATCATTGATGGAAAACGTATCTTTTGAAAATGCTGACGAATATCAAGCAAAATTACTTGGAATTAAGAATAATTACCTTACTTCTCAAGCAAATTTTGTAAGACCAGCTCCACTTCAAAGAGCACAACCAATCAACGAAGAAATGACATTTTCTGCAGTAAGACCAATGGAATCTTCCACTGTAGAAAATTACGCTAATGTAATCGGAAAACTTAACAAAAAAGTATAAAAACAATAAATTATA